ACATATGTCGGAGACAGCCTTGCGGAAATGGAGGCACAGGCCGGCGCTGACGTTGGTGCATTCACACCGAGTCCGGATGTATTCTTTGACAACGCAACATATAAAGACGTATCAGGATCGGCCAAGTTCACCGATGCGGAGACCAAGCAATTTTACAATGGCATAGAGAAACTCGAGAACCTACTCAACAACGTGCCTAGGAACCTATCAAGTGTGTTGGGACAGAATCAGGATTTCATTCCAATGTTCCAGATGTACATTAACGCTCGGGTCAGGGAAGGCGAACTGCCCAACGATGCCAACAAATTTTTACTAGGTTTCAAGAAGTTCTACACCGATAGGATGCAACAACAGATGGCAGGACTGAAGGCACAGAAGGCATTACAACTGAGAACAGACAAAATGAAACAGATGCCCGTGTTCCTCAACAGGGCCAAGAAACCACTACAGGCCATGCTGACGTTCTACCGAGCGGTGCAGACCATGAAGGCGTTCGTGCTCAGGAAGATGAACCAGGCACAGGCAATAGGGTCATTCCAACAGACTGACAGTGGATTGGAAGTCACTGAGCCTGAAGGATTTGTTGCTGTTGACAAGACAGGTAATGCTGTGAAATTAGTGGACAGGCTAGGGTTCTCACGTAGAAATCTCACTGCCATCAATAAATTCAAAAAATAATTAATAAAAATGAAATCTAAACCATTCCCTATCAAGCAGGGTATCCCTTGCCAACTGAAATGGAATCACTCTACTGTGTTCCTCACCATGGGCACAACCGCAAGTTGCCACCGGGTGACCCACGATCCCTACGAGTTCAAGGACAATGAGATGAACTTCCATAACATAAAATCTAAACTAGAAGCGAGAGGCAAGATGCTTCGAGGAGAATGGCCAGGCAGGGGTTGTGAACACTGCAAGAGCACAGAAGATGCAGGAGGAACTTCCGATAGGATGTCGTCACTGGACATGCCTGGCGTGACCGCGCCAAAGGAACTAGAAAATGATTTAAATGCGACAGAGGTAACACCAACACAGTTAGAGATATATTTCGGAAACACTTGCAATCTAAAGTGTCTGTACTGCAACAGTAAATTCAGTTCAACCATAGACAATGAGAACAGGATACATGGTGAATGGCAAGTCAACGTTGATGGTGGCCCGATGGTGCCTGGAAATAATGTTTATCTTCCCGGCAAGATCGAAATCAATCCCAACATCGAAGAGGACACGGACAAATTATTCGCGTGGCTGGAATATAACATAGCATCCTTGAACAAATTAATGATCCTCGGAGGCGAGCCTTTCCTACAGAAAGAGACGGCACGGATGGTAGAACTTCTGGAACGCACTCACAATCCAGATCTAACTCTGGTGGTTTTTTCAAACCTCACAGTGGACACATTGAGAGTGCAGAAGTGGTTGTCCAGGATGTGGAATCTAGTAGAGCAAGGCAAATTGAAACACTTACAGGTGGTGGGAAGTCTGGACTGTTGGGGGCCACAGGCAGAATACGTCAGGAACGGGCTGGATCTCAAGAAGTACGTTGACAACATGGAATTCATATTGCATAAAACGAAGATTACTCCCAGCATCAACAGTGCAATGATGGCGCTGACGATACCAACACTGCCCGACCTTATACTCCAGATGAACAATTGGTCTAGGATACGAGAAGTGTATTGGAGTGGCATGAAGGCGGGAGATGTAAAAAGACCATACCTCAACCCCACAATATTTGGAAAGGACATAATTCCATTAGGCCTTGATAGGGCCATAGAAGTCTATGAGACCAACGGTGATGTGATCAAACAGGCACAACTGAATAATCTCAAGGGCATAAGGACGGAGTGTGCCAACACGGAACCTGACTTACAACAACAGAAATTATTGAAAATTTACGTTGACGAATTGGACCGCAGAAGGGGAACGGATTACAGGAAACTTTTCCCCGATATTGTGAAATTATTCACACAATAGATCTTTGACAGTTTTAGATATTTCCCGTGTGTAGTCTGAATCAGACCAGAACAGATCGAAGTTGTGTTGTCTCAGTTTCTTTGATGAGAGGTAAGCATCACGCCAATCAAAATTCTGTAGTCCTTCGATCAATCCCACGATCTTTTCCACACGCCTAACAGGATCGATCTCCAAGTCATAACTCTCGTCGAAGTAGGAAGAGAAGGTCCTGAATCCCATCTCCCTTACACGTTGAAGGTATAGGTAATTGCCATGCACTATGAAAAACTGCTGACAAAGGATAGGTTTCCAAAGTTTCTCTGTTATAAAGACATCTGAGTTGTTATCGTTGGTCTCGCTGATCAGTGAACAGCATGTGTGTGAGTATGGTTTGGTGTATATGTCCTGGTCCATGCCATACATTGGATAGTTTTCAGGATCCACGCCTGGCAGTTCATACTCTTTATCCAATCTAACCGGGGGTCGAAGTCCCACAAATGATGTGAGGCTATCTTCTAGTAGTTTTCCGTCGTGTAGGGCATTCCATAAACGCAATCTGTGTGTCCTGGGTTGTTTGTTGAGATAGAGGTATCTCAAGGGTTTGTGAACAGTGTGATCGCATTGGACTTCTGGTTGTCCCTTGTATTTCTGACGCATCCAAAACCAGAACCATGTGGTACCGCCACTCCAGTTTTTGTATTCATAATCTTTCAACACTTGGTGAAACTTGCTGTGTGCCACATTCTCTTGGCTTTCCCAGGGAAAGGTCAGTATGAATTTGAACTGGTTCTGTTTGAGCAGTGACATCCGTGAATGTAGTTGCTCCAAGAATTCTTGATTGTCAATGAACTTTTCGCGAAGGTCTATCAGGCAGTAGAGTTCATCGTACTGTTCCCATTGATGGTTGTGCAGATTCCAATACTCGGGTTCGAAAGTTATCTGGGCGTCCTCTAGTTTGGCATCACGTATGAAGTTCTCGAAATATTGGTGCTGTCCCGAAAACATCAGGTCCGTCAGAATAAAAATCTTTCTCATTTGCTCAATAAATATCCGTATGCTAACTCCATTTTTAAAGTATGTATCTGAGGGCAGGGTCATAAGGCGACATAGTGACTTGCAGAGATACACCTTCCCGGAAGTCACAGAGAGGATATACCTAAGTTTCCTGGCACTGGCACTGATGAGTCAGAACAAAGCAACGGCGGGTTTTGCTAAATCATACGCGGACCAGACCATGGCCAAGGGAACGTTCGACCAAGTCAGGATGATTAATAATGACCTGGCAAACATGTTGGCCATAGTCAGTGGAGATCCGGAAATTACCAAGAAACTCAAGGACAAGAACCAGGCCCAGGCCATGAGGCAGAGGCAACCGGTACCGGTGATGGCGCTACGAAGATACATGAGGAGTTGGGAAGATCACTATAAGAATCTCACACAACTGGAGAGGGCCTTGAACATACGAGACGCCAATCTCAAGAACATCAGGAGGTCGGTGGCCAACTACAACGATTTAGACTCAAGACTGAAACTCCAAACACTGCACCGTCTCCAACAACAGTTGCAGGCCAAATTGCCCAACACCGACATACAAAGAAAGTTCAAGGAGTTATAATGACCAGGAAGAAATGCCATAGATGCAACTGTGATCCACACTGCGATGAGGCCAAGTGCACCAACTGTGAGAACTGTGAGGTGTGTGACTGTCACGAGTGCTTGGAGAAATCATCATGATCAAATACATCTGTGAACAATGCGGCTGTGAACAGCACTGTAGGAAATCCTGCACCGAGTGTCAGGACTGTCCAGATTGTGACTGTAAAAAGTGCCAGCATGATACAAAATAAATCCAAAGCCATTGATGAATGTGCAAAAGTCTATCGCTGGGCTCGAACACACATAACAAACTTCAAACATGCCATTGACGTGGGCGCAAGGCAAGGTTACTTTGCACGAAATCTTGAACACGACTTCGAACACACCTACTGCTTCGACTTCAGAGACAAAAGGAATGAATTTACAAGATTCGTAGTTGATCCCAACAAGTTCACCTATCATGTGGCCGCACTAGGTGAGACAGAACGCACTGCGTATATCACAAGCCATGCAGTTGGAAGAATTAAGGAAGGTGGTAATGTGGCCGTGGCTATCATGACCTTAGACAGTTTCAACATCGCTGACGTGGGTTTAATAAAATACGACATAGAGGGTTTCGAGACCAAAGCCATTCTAGGTTCAGAGAAAACTATCAAAGCATCATGGCCCGCCATAATAGTGGAACAGAACAAAGGCAACATGGACGCGGTGGAACTGCTAGAGACTTGGGGTTACAAGTGCCTGGGCGGATTCCAGCCCAGGAATCACGACTTCCTGTGTGTCAAGGAGTAGCATGGGGGACAGAAGTTATTGGGTGCTGTACGGAGAACACAACCAGCCCACGTTCCTGGAGGACGCAGGTCCAGACCAGGCCGCACAGAGAGACAAGGCACTGAAATACGTGCGACAGTGGAGGAACTGTCTCGACATAGGTAGTAATATAGGACAGTGGACCAGACCACTAGCACAGAGATTCGATAAAGTTATCTGCTTCGAGCCCAACCCTAACTTCAGGGAGTGCTGGCAGAGAAACATAAAAGAATCAAACACAGAACTCTACCCATACGGACTGTCGGACTCGGAACACACTGCACGGCAGGGATTCAACTCAACGGTGCTGGAGCAAGGTGATGGAGACATACAGTGCCGCACACTAGACAGTTTCCATTTAGAAAATGTAGACCTCGTCAAGATAGATGTGGACGGTCATGAGGTTCCACTGTTAGAGGGTGCCCGTGAGACACTGGCCAGGAGTAACCCTGTGATCAACATAGAGATGAAACGAGACAAGAGGACGGAAACGGTCAAGCAGGCGGAAAAGATTCTGCGAGATCTGGGCTATCGGTTCCAAATACGCACCAAAAGTGACGAAGTCTGGTTGCCGCGCTAGGCAAAATAAATATTAACATATGCCGATTGAACCAAAAAATTTCAAAGTCACTGACGCCATAGGCGAGACGGACAACTACATTGGAGCCGAGGTACAGTTCTTCCATATAACGCTAGTACAGAGTGACAGCAGTGTGTTGGATGTCAGGAACGAGCTCGGCTACGACGAGACAGTACACAATCTCACCAGGACCATACTACAGCGTGGTACCATCATATTTCAAAGGATAGACAATGCGGCAACGGGTAGGATCGACATCACCATGGAGAGATCTGGTTGGACAGCGGCCACGCTACAAAGTGCCATCAGAGAAATGGGAGACAGCGTGGGAGTGAACAGTACCAGCGTTTCACTGTCAATAGTTGCGGAAACTGAATTAAAACTGGATAATTCTTAATATTACAGCATAATTTACCAAAAAAACCCATAAATACATTTAACGTGATGCCTGAGCGGCATCGCAGTCATTTAATCAGATAAAAAGGAGGATTAAAAATGGCATACACAGGAACATCTGTAGCAGGTGGAGAAGGTAACACAACTTTCGCACCTCTTAACTTAGAGTTCTTAGGCAAGGACTTAGAATTCGTTACTATCGATTACAACGGTGACGTATCAACTAAGACAGCAAAAGACTCTGCAATCGACAAGACACTGAAAACTGTACAAGGTTACGCAAACCTAGTAGGTATGGGACCTCTTGTTGCTTCAGACAATGAACAAACTTTCATAATCGAAGGTGTTGACCAATTTGTTGGTGCACCAGCGAGCGCGGGTGGTTCATTTACATTAACTACAACAACAGCAGGAAGCTCAGTAGGCACTCTTCAGACTGCCATCCAGGCTCTAGGCACAGTTGACTCAATCGGTTTGGGTTCAGCGACTGCCACAGCGACCAAATTAGGTATCGCTACTGCTAACGTAATCAGTTAATAATTGATTAGCAACTTCTAGGAGGATAATCAATGCCTATTACACAAAACAGATCAACAGATCTTACAAGAAGACAGGCCTTCAATGGTAAGGGTTTAACTTTCATTGAAGTGATCTGGAACAACGAAGACATCGCACCTCAGACTACACCTGAAGCGTTGGATTCAGTGTTCGACCAAACAACAAAAGTTGTGAACAAGAACGGTACGCTTTTAGCGGCATCTTACAGATTGGCGGCGAAAGCCACTGACAATGATGCGGCCGAGGCGGCTTCAATCAGTGCTGATGAGTCTATCACGTCTTACCAGTACATCTGTGAAGGCACACCTGGACAGTTCAACAATGCGGACTCAGCCGGTGACATCAACATGGATGTTGACACCACTGTGATCGCTGACGCTGAAGCGGACCTAGAAACTGACATCAGGGCAGTTATCTCAGGTGACTCTTCTGCGGGACAACTTCATGTAAAAATGAGAACATTATTACCAGAGGGCGTAGGCTCAACAGGTGATGATGCTATCTACGGAATGTTCGACCAAAGGGGTGATGCGTAAGCATAGCCACTAGTCAACAGACTGGATTACCAAAAAGGGCGGATCTTTTATTTAGGTTCGCCCTTTTTTTACGATTAAATAATTACATGCCAACACCCATAGAACAAACACTCGCAATCATCTTCAGTGGTGACTCCAAACTGAGAGAGTCAACCCCTCTGATATACCAGATGCCAGATAAAGAGGAAACTGATAATGAGAAACGGATGCGCTGGCACTTCCTGACAAACTCCGCGGCAAATTCTGTCAAGCATTGGTTAACGACAGAATATGGCACACCTGTGTTACAGACGTTGCCATTGGAGGAGAACAAGGATCAATCAGAGATGTTCGCTCTGATTAGAGATCCCAAAGAGAGATGGTGGAGCGGTGTGAGAGAATGGATGCACAACCTGCCATGGTATTCCTGGTGGGAAAATGAAAAACTCATGGATCAATGGCCACACTTCAACAGGTTCACTATTGCCCAACACGTAACTTTAGACCAAGCCCCCGCCCAGCATTACATCAAGGTAGACCATCGGATCAACGACAGGATGGTCAACTTCGCTAGGAAACACAGGTTAAGGCTTTACGGTCCATTCAGATGGGTACAGAACAAAAGGCACAACTGGGCTGACAGAAAAAAGATGGAAGACAAGGGTAGGTCGCAACTAGAAAAATGGCTGGCCAAAAACCCAACATACCAAAAAAAATTAGATGATTATTTAGAACCAGACTATCAGTACTGGAACAAAGTCAAGAACCAGGACTGATGCACGAGTACAGGATACACACCCTGGTGGATATCACGGACAATGGCAACCTCCGACAGCCCTTCCCGTTCAAAACGGAGGCCGGCGAGTTCATACACGACAAGCACTCGTTGGCAATAGCGCGAAACCAGAATTCAAACTTCAACACCATGCTACAACTGTTACAGATGAGGGGCAACATCACATGGGAACTGCCACCACAGAGGATCGAGATACAGAGTCTCCGGAACCACATCTTCGGATCTTTCTACGAGGGAAAGCAGACCACATGGCACTTCCAGTTCTTCACAGAGCAGTCAGGGGTGTATGGCGATGAACAGGATCCTGTGGCACAACTAGTGGATGACTTCCACCAGGTGCCCATACTTTCTTTTTGCAAGGAGACCGTGACTTTCCCACTGAGCACGTTTGACACCATGATACCTGCGACCAAAAACACATACTTTTCTTACGCGGGCCCAATCGATAAATAACAATACATTAAGGCACAAAAAACAAAAACTTTTAAGGCTAGCACAGGCGATGACACAGGCACAATTCCAGGCTATAGGAGCGGAGATCAGAGAGATCAAACAGGAGTTGAGAGAGTACATAAGATTAATGAGCACAACAGATTTAGAAAAGACAAACCTAGAAGCACACGTGGACCTGTGTTCGGAGAGATACAAAGGGTTACACGACAGGCTGAGTGCGATAGAGCTCCGTCTAGGCAAGATGAACGAAGAGATGACAGCAGGTCACAAGTCACAGACAAAGACGATCATAGCAACGGCGGGCACGGTGGTCGCAGGCTTACTATCAACAGTGGTGGTGATCCTGATGAAGATGCCCGGCTAAAAATTACCAATAGATGTTCATACAGATAGCACCCCGTGCCAAGGTCTACGTCACAGACGCTGACGTGGAATTCATAAGGCAACACAGAACAGAATCATTCAGGGCAAAGCAACTGTCACCAGAAGATGCGGACAGGGCCAAGCGCCTGGCGGACAAGGCAGTGTTCGTGAGGAAAAAACTTAACGACGACACCCAATATGCTTTAAATAGGAAGATAAGGTTCGTTGCCAATGACAGGAAAAAATAAATCAGAACTGGTAAAACAGATCGAGGCCTATGGCCTCAAGAACAAATTACAGGACCTCGCCCGACGGGAAGAGGCACGCAGACCGTTCCGACATCTACCCAAGCAGTTCTCCAAAGGCATCCTGATAGGCAACATAGCGATCGTACCCAAGAAACACACAGGCACGAGATACGTGTACGTGATAGCAGACATGATGGAGGCAAAGGTACTACACGAAGACATCAACCTAAAACAGACTGCGATACTAGTCGCACACTACCTGGCAGACGGCAAGAACATTCCTAGCAACATCCTAGAATTAGACACCAAACACGCATCACAACTGTTTGACATACAGAACGCGAAACGCATGATACGTGAGGCACAGAAAGAGAAGGATGAACAGATGGAGGACGTTTACTGGGACCGATTAGACGTTGCAAACCGCCTAGCGGACGAATGCAAGAGCAAAATACAGCATATCTTTAATGACACGTTCGGAGGCTAGATAATAAATAAACACAGTATGAAGAGTTTAGACCTTACAAAACCAGTAACAACAGAATCATTATTGAAAGAATTTGAATCTAGGTTCAACATGACCATGGATCTCGCACAGTTAGACGAAGTTGAATTACAAGACTATGCAAATCACGTGAGAACAAAGATACACGAGATCACACAGAACACACACTTCGGACAAGAATTAAAAGACGACAGTTATCAAAAGAATCAAATGATGTTGGACATCATCAATCAAGCCATATCAGAGAGGAAACTTGCTGAGTACGGTGGTTCAACAGACCCAATGACTAAAGTTGCATCAACAACATTATCAGCGAAGGCCAAATTAGACAAAGGTCAAGCACTTGATCAAGACGAGAAAAAGATCGTGAGCAAGATAATGACCAAGGAAGGTGTTGAAGAACAATCAGAATTAATTTTAGCGGCCAAAGACATGATGGACAAAGTCACAGGCTACTTGGAAGATCTAGCATCAATGAAGACGGAAGGTATGTTAGAACTGGCAGACAGAATCAGAGACGAGATGGGAGCAGACAAGGCAGATGCTTTCATACAAAAAATCCAACCAGCGATTGAACAGGCAGAAGCCACTTTATCAACAACCAGACAAGAACTGGACAACGGTGTAAGAATATTGACCGGAGAAGAAGTTGCTTCAGAACCCATGGGAGCCGATGACACGATGGACATGGACACAGATCTAGACTCACTGGACTCAGACACGGATGCAGAGACAGATGAGTTTGGAGCCTCTGATGCCGAGGCCGGTGGCACAGAACCAGAAGGCAGAGAGCAAAGAGAATCAAGAGAAGTGTTTGAATCATCAAACAGGTTGTACAGCAAATTAGCGGGGAAGTAGTCCCGTGAGATTTTACGAATTCAAAAAATCAGACAGCGAACTAGAATCAGCGATAATAAACGTGTTGTTGAACATGCGTGGTGCGGCGGACGAGAAGGATCAAGCCAGTGATGTCAGCATGGATGCTGTGAAACAGATAATGAGCAACACAGGTTATCCAGCGTTCAACTATGATGTGTTCAAGAGGATATATGACCAGGATGGCGATCTAAAGAACGTGGTGGCAGATTTCGATCAGGAGAAAATAATCGTTAAGACCGATCACGAGGCAGAGAAGGATTCTGCAATGGACTATGATGACCAAGGATCCACAGACGTAGTCAAGAAGATGGCTAGGTCAGCAATGAAGCGAAGACAGTAATCAAAAAATAATTATTAATATGAGTAAATCGTATTGTGCCAAACTCTGGAATCACCAGTATGTCCACATGAATGGCAATTTGAAATTTTGTTGTGCCACAAAAGACAACCTCACCGACGAGAATGGAAATGCTTTAAACGTGGAGACACATTCGCTTGAGCAGACTTGGAACAACGATGCCATGAAGAAAACAAGATTGAAAATGATCAATGGCGAGCCAGTGTCCGCATGTATCAAGTGTGTGCAACAGGAAGCCAGGGGATATTCTTCTAGCAGGGAGACGGATAACGAGACTGCCAGTTTTTCAGCCACCCATCCGGATGGTTCTATCGATCTTAAACCACGATCCATGGAACTACACTTGGGCAACGTTTGTAATCTAAGATGCAAGATGTGTTCCCAGGAATATTCAAATCAGATTGGCAAAGAACTACTAGAGATAGGCAAAACAGACAATGATTTTTTAGACTGGGTGAAAAAGGAGAGTGGCAATGTCAACAACCACACACACGACCTGTCTGTGGAGTACAGATGGTTTCAAAACGCGGATGTCAAACAGAAACTTTTTGAACACATATTACGTAATGTAGATGACATAGTTGTCATAGGAGGTGAGCCGACGGTGATACCTGAATTCTGGGAACTGTTTGCCTATCTGGATTCTCACAACAGACTCAAAGATATAAGCATCACTCTGCCAACAAACCTCACCAATGTGAATCCCCGCATGACAGATTGGTTCCCTAAATTAAAATCTTGGATGATATGGGCCAGTGTTGATGGTTTGGGAAAGAGAACAGAATACATCAGGTATCCAAGCAACTTTGACAAGGTGTGTAAAAATCTAGACTTCTATAAAAATATGTTGGCATATAAAAATGGAAGCATAGTATTGAGTCCGGCCATACAACTTCTCAACATAGATCAATTGGATGACATTCTAAAATGGTGGCTAGAATACGCAAATCAAAATCTTATTCCTGACAGTCCATATGGCGTATCGTGGATGGCACAAGTATGGTATCCCACAATATGCAATTACGATATTCTACCAAGAGAATACAAGGAAAAGATTGCTACAAAATTAGAAAAGTCCAGCCATTTATTTTCGGGTTTCAAAGACATTCATAATTGGTATGAATCCCAAATACAAAATTTACGCCACGAAGTCTACACAGAGCAACAAAAAAAGTATTTCCAAGAAGCCTTTATCAGGTATAACGACACGCAGGATAGACACAGGAAAGGTCTTACATGGAGGCAACTCCTACCTGATCTGGAAAAAGCCTTGACAGAATCTCTGACACAGTCTAAAATAACTAAATGAAAATCACAGAAAATATTCTGCAAGAGAAAGGCATCACGTACAATCAGAGGTATCCTTATGGAGAACTAGCGAGGGTGACCAAGGACCGCAAGAGACACTATGAAACGCCCGATGGCCGACAGGTCCCCTCAGTCACAACCGTGCTCAGTGCCACCAAGGACATGACGCACCTCATGGAATGGCGAAAGCGAGTGGGGGAACAGGAGGCACAGCGTATATCAACGGAATCCGCAAACATAGGTACCGTGATGCACCGTAGCCTCGAGAAGCACGTCAAGGGCGAGGATCGTACCCCGGGATCAAACCTCATACAGCAGAAGGCCCATCGGATGGCGAACGTGATAATAGACAACGGTTTGAATGACGTCACAGAGGTGTGGGGATCAGAGGTTTCACTCTACTATCCAGAACTGTACGCCGGCACAACGGATCTAGTGGGTGTGTACAAGGGCGCACCCGCGATAATGGACTTCAAGCAGGCAAGGAAATTAAAAAAGAAAGAATGGGTGGAGGATTATTTCCTACAGTTGGTTGCCTATGCCGAGGCACACAACAAGACCTACGACACCAATATCAAGACCGGTCGTATCTTTATATGCACACAGAACAACGAATATCAGACTTTCGAGATAGACGATTATGCGAAATGGACGGGCAAATGGTACGCCAAACTGGAGCAATACTACAAGAAGATACTGTAATAAATAACAGTATATGCCAATAGTACAGATTTCAAGAATACAGCACAGACGTGGAAAAAGAACGGATCTACCGCAATTAGCCGCTGGAGAACTGGGTTGGGTCATCGACGAACAGAGATTGTTCATAGGTAATGGAACTATCGCCGATGGTGCCCCAGCAGTAGGTAACACTGAAATTGTCACAGCAGGGTCAGGCAGTTTCACCACAGCGTTAAGTTATGTGTACAAAGGATACCTCGGTGATGGAACACCGATACAGACAGGTGCTTCCGGTGACTACACCAGGACACTACAACAGAGATTAGATGACACAGTTTCAGTCAAGGCGTTTGGAGCACAAGGCGACAACTCTACAGATGACACAGCGGCCATACAAAGGGCATTGGATGAACTGTATTCAGACGTAGCAGATCAGGATGACGCCAGGGCAAGAAGAATTTTATTGTTCCCGGCCGGTATCTACAAGATCACAACATCGATGACCATACCACCATACGCTCATCTGGTGGGTGAAGGCCCGGACAAAACAGTGATTGAGAACAGCGGTTCAAACGCAGTGGCAGTCACGGAAGATGATGACGGACAAGTATTCGGTAGCATAGGAAACTCAGGTGCTACCACACCCACACAGTTACAGATTTCAAACATCACGTTTAAGAACACCACTGCCAATGGTGGGGTGTCAATAGACAACACAACCAAAGCATATTTCAACAACTGCAAGTTCCAAGGTAACTGGACGACCAGTGATAGTGACGTCTCCGCATCAAAAGGTGTCACCGTGAGGTCGACTACCGCACTGCCTTGTGCTAACATTGTTTTCAACCAATGCCAGTTTACGGCATTCGCGAGACTGGTGGATTTCAGTTATGACGTTACCAATGTAAGATTCACAGACTGTGATTTCTCTACTGCCTACTACGGCGCCATGCTGGGCGAGACCATGGATGGTTCAACGAACGGGCTCACAATAGGACCTAGGGACATTCAATTCTCAGGAAACAGTTGGAGTGACATTGGACAACAGGCCATTTACGTCAAACAATCCAGTTCAACCACAGGAACAGGCACGAGGAATGTTATCAGTTATGGCAACTGGTACGCAGAGACCGTTGGAAATAATTTCAGAGGTGTCAACAGCATAGAGGAAGTGCCTGTGATCCAATTTGACAACGACGAATGCACTTCCATTTTAGATTTTTTTGAGAGAACCGCACAGAGAGAAACCAATTTCGGAGACTCAACCGATCCGTCAAACACGCCTCCGGAGGTTCAAGGAATTGGCTTACACACCAAAGCAGTAAAACAGATTACACTTTTAGACAACACATCGACGGCCACCGATTCAGGAATATACCTTCCTGGCGTTAATGACAAAGGTGTAAAGATAACCTACAAGATCAACAGAGGTACCACTTACAGGACAGGCGTATTGACAATAAGTGCCGCCGGTGAGTACGCATCTCACAACGATGACTACGAGGAAAGCAACGGTGATGCTGGCGTTACTTTGACAGCGAAAACTTCAGACGGTGACTCCACCGCTGGTAATGACACCATCCGTGTGCAATACGTTACCACCAACGACGCGGTGTTGGGTGATGCCACCATGGAATACCAAGTACAAGTTCTAGTTTAATCATAAAAAGATAGACAAAAAACTTTTTTTATCATAATATTAGTACATAATAAAATTGCATAACGATGTTGTGATTTTATTCGTATGACAGGTGACACACAAAGACAAAAAAAGTTATAAACACGGATTTAGATAAATATGGATACAACAAAAACAAAAATCAAAAACAAAAAATATAAAAACTTAATGCCGAACACCAACTCTAGCACGATCAAAGTCCAAAAAAGAGATGGTAGGCTGGAAGACCTTGATATCAACAAGATTCATTTCGTCGTTGAAGAGGCGTGTGAAGGTCTTGCCGGAGTGTCGTCGTCACAGATTGAGATGAACGCCAACATACAGTTCTATGATGGCATGACAACAAAGGACATCCAGAATGTTCTAGTGAGATCAGCGAACGATCTCATCAGTCTAGAAACTCCAAACTACCAATACGCCGCGGCGAGATTGCTTTCCTACGATGTCAGGAAGGAGGCACACGGTCAGTACGAATACATTCCATTGTTGAAACTGATCATCAGGAACGTGAGGTCTGGCGTGTATGACAAAGGCATTCTAGACAAGTACACAAAGACAGAAATAAAAAAATTCAACACTTGGATCAAAAGAGACAGAGATCTAAAATTCACTTACGCGGGTCTCAGACAGATCTGTGACAAGTATCTCGTGCAGGACAGA